GTATTAGTTACAGATTTAGCATTTGATACTGCACCAAGCAACACAGTAGCATCAAGTATGTTATTAGATATTATTAATCATAGGTTAAGACACGAAGTAGAAAAGGAGCATAAAGATGAGTAAATATACATATGGATTTGAAGAGTGGTCAAGAGATACACGAAGATATACTATAGAGTGTGATAGAAAATTAACACGAGATGAAGTGAATAATGCTATATATGAAGTTCAAACAAGTATAGATTTAAATGAAGAAGAAACAACACACAAAATTCCATTAGATGATGGTGCTATTGCAATACTTACTTATCATGGTAATGAGTATGGTAATTCAGATTCTGAGATTACAGAAGGACAGGAGGACTTAGCAGATGATTAAATATATTATATACACACAAAAGAACTGCACCTATTGTGCAGAGGCCAAGTCTTTATTAGATGACATGGGAGAAGTATATGAAGAGAGAGTATTAGATACAGCAGAGAAGGTTAGGAGATTTAAAAATGCCGGCCATACTACTGTACCACAAATCTTTCTACATATAGGTGGATTTCATGAACTAGAAGATTACTTTTATGGAGAAGAAGTATCATTTAAACCGGATATAAAGCTGGTGGATAAACCAGAGATACCAAAGATAGGTGCATTATCCGGAGATAAAAAAGTAATATCCTTTGCAGAGAAAAGAGCATTAGTAAAGGGTAGAAAGTTATTAAATAAATTAGAAAATAAAGACGACAAAGATAAAGAGGACTAGTATTGCAAAGTATAGTTATATATGATATAATAAATGTAGATACTTATATGACAAAAATAAAACCTATAGTAAGAGTACCAAATATTGTGGCAAAAAATTTACTTGACACAAGATATAGGCAGAAAATTGTGAAGAACAAAAAGAAATATAATAGAAGGAGAAACAACAATGTATGTGATAGCACATAGTTTATTTAAATCAAATAAGTGGTTAAGAGAATGTCCTTGGGAGGAGAACTTTCCGGTAGACCAGTTAGTTGATGACAACAATAAAATATTAAAATTTAAAACAAAACAAGAAGCCATTGATAATTTAGAATCGTGGGGAGTTAATGTAAGCATTGCTCATCAACAAGGTGTAACAATAGAGGGTATAAATTAATGTGTCAAGTATTTATGTTATATTATTTTTTAGGCGGAATAGTTTTAGGAATGTTTATAATTTTAATTGCATATATTTTAGCTAGATAGGAGGCAAAATGTACGACCCTGTGGTAATAACAATGTTAGAAAGAAATGTAAAAGAGTTACAAGAACAATTAAAAAACTCTCACATTAGAATTAAACAATTAAATGAGGAAAATTATAAATTAAGAAGAGCATTAGGTATAGAAAAAGATAACGGAAAAAACATAACTAATTCTTCTGATGGAGTGTGGTTAGGAGATGCACAAATGCCTGATGCAGAGCATTTAAAAAAACAGTCTAGTATAGATAAAGATGAATAGAGCAAGAGAAAGAAGGTTAAAGGCCACCGGTAAATGGTTTAAAAAAATAGAAAAACCTAAAAACTTGTGGGTTAATAATATCTTTCCTATTGTTCTATTGATAAGTTTATTTTTTTTAATTTATAATTTATAGGAGTGCAAAGTGAGTAAAGATAAAATGAAATATGTTCAGATATATGGTGAAAAAGTAATACAATATGCAACAGTTATTCAAGTCCCTATTACCTGGGATGAAGATTCTATATATGATTATTCAAGAGAAACAGTGATAGATACTTGGACAGAAATAGATAATCCTGATGAAGATATAAGTGTAAATGAACACTGTTCAGATGAAATAGAGGATAAAGATTTAGAAAAAGTTGCTGGTCAATTAGGTTTATTTGAGTTTGAATAATGAATAATCTTTGGGATAAGGATGCAAAAAAAATGTATCGAAAATTATTTAGAGAGTACAAACGTGAGGGTTGCTCTAATGAAGAGGCTAAGAGATATGCCGAAAATGATTGTAAAAATAGCATAAATCTTGATATTTTTTCAGCAGAAAAAGTTTATAAAACAAAGTTAGAAGATTTTGATTGACATAAAAAAATATCTCGATATAATATATAATTATTTTAATATAATAATTAATATAATAATTAATATATTTATTTTATTATTATCCTTATGGGTATTATATATTTTTATTATGATGTTTTATTATACTTTTAAATAAATAAAAGAAAGGAAAATAAATTGATAGGATTAGAATTTATATTAATATACACTGCGATATACACTGTCATAGGTTTAACTAATGCAGTAGGTATGATGTAATGCAGAGTAAGTGGATAAGCAGAGGACAATGCCCTTCATGTGGGTCAAGTAATGGTTATAACATTCATGCTGATGGACATGCCTTCTGCTTTTCCTGTAACAAGAGATTTAACAATATAGGAGAGGCAAGAGTGCAAAACAAAGTAGTAGAAATACAGAACAAAGTTTCTAGCACCGGAGATTATGGGAGTATAACTGATAGAAGAATATCAGAACAAACTGCTAGAAAATACAGAACAAAATTAAGAAGGAATGGTACAGTAATAACACACCATTACTATGAATATTTTAATACAGAGGGTAGCCATGTTGCTACAAAGATTCGTCAGGTAGAAGGTAAAAGAATATGGTCTCAAGGAGATATGGGAGATGCCTTACTGTTTGGTCAAAATTTATTTAAGTCAGGCGGAAAATATATTACAATCACTGAAGGTGAGATAGATGCTATGTCTACTTACGAAATGTTAGGTAGCAAGTGGGCGGTGGTGTCAATCAAGAATGGAGTACAAAGTGCTGTGCAGAATTGTAAACAACACTTGGAGTACCTAAACAGTTTTGATAATGTTGTTGTATGTTTTGATAATGACAAGCCTGGAATTGAGGCCTCACAAAAGGTTGCTCAGTTATTTGAACCTAACAAGTGTAAGATTGTAAGATTAGATTACAAAGACCCTAACGAGTATCAAAAGATTGGAAAGTCAAAAGAGTTTGTTCAGGACTGGTGGAGTGCAGAATCATACACACCAGCAGGCATAATGAATCTTGCCAAACTAGGAGACTCTTTGTATGATGAAGAGTATTGTGAAACTATACCCTATCCTTGGAGTGCCATGAACGAAAAAACATATGGCATGAGAACAGGAGAGTTAGTTACATTTACTTCCGGTGCCGGCATGGGTAAGTCTTCAATCATGCGTGAGTTAATGCATCACATTCTTAAAAACTCTAATGACAATATAGGAATACTAGCATTGGAAGAGAGTACAAAGAATACTGCCTTTAACATTATGTCAGTAGAAGCTAATCAAAGATTATACATAAAAGAAATACGTAATCAATTCTCAAGAGAGCAATTAAACCAATGGCAAAAAGATACTATTGGTTCTGGTAGGTTCTTTGCCTTTGACCATTTTGGTTCAATAGGTAATGATGAGATACTTTCCAGAGTTAGATACATGGCAAAGTCTTTGGATTGTAAGTGGATATTCTTAGACCATTTATCTATCTTAGTCAGTGGACAAGACGAAGGAGATGAAAGAAAATCTATTGATGTGTTGATGACCAAGCTACGTTCTTTAGTAGAAGAAACAGGAGTTGGTTTATTATTAGTATCACATCTTCGTAGACCATCAGGAGATTTAGGACACGAGAATGGAAAGGAAGTTACTCTTTCACACTTGAGAGGTAGTGCTAGCATTGCTCACCTATCTGATAGTGTTATTGCTTTAGAAAGAAATCAACAAGCAGATGATGATGTTATAGCATGCACCACAACGATTCGTATATTAAAGAATAGATATACTGGAGAGACCGGTGTATGTTCTTACTTGCATTATGATAAAAAGTCTGGTAGAATGTCACAAATAGACAACCCTTTTGAAGATGAATTTAACGAAGCACAAGGAGCATTATAATGAATTGTTTACATTGTGGAACAGGATTAATACATGGTGGAGACCATGATGGAGAAGAGGAAGACGATTATGATATTGTCAGTAATTTAAGTTGTCCTAAATGTGAGACATATGTATATGTATATCATACATTTAATTTTCCTACTATGGAAAAACAACAAGAGTTATTTAGTGAACCTGAAATGTGGAGTCATTATTGTCCAGAAGAAAAATCAGAAATGGAAATAGGTAAAGGAGAAGACTGTAGTTGGTGTGGAGCAAATGAAAGTAGTTCTTGATATTGAGACAGATGGATTTAATCCTAGCAAGATACATTGTATAGTGGCAAAGGATATAGATACAGACAT